GTTTTCAGATTACAATTTTGAAGGTTCAGGTTTTGCTGTCTTGTTAGATACATTAGCATACAACACACACTATCTAGGTTTCAATGCTAATATGGTTGCAAATGAAATGTACCTAGACTCTGCTGATATTAGAAAAAATGTAGTTTCATTAGCAAAGATGTTAGGGTACACTCCATCATCTAGTAAATCTGCTCTCGCAACAGTTGATGTAACTTTAAACAATGCTACTGGTTCTTCAGTTACAATGGATAAAGGAACAGTTTTCACATCAACAATAGATACTTTAACTTATCAGTTTGTAAATAATGAAAAAATAACAATGACACCACAAGATGGTGTTTACAAATTTTCAGATGTAAATTTATATGAAGGGACGCTAGTTTCATTTAGATATACAGTAGATAGTACAGATGTTGACCAAAGATTTATTATACCAAGTGTTAACGCTGATACAACTACATTAAAAGTAACTATTCAAAATTCTTCAGCAGATTCAACACAGACATCCTACTCATTAGCATCCGGTTTAAAAGGTTTAAACAATACATCAAGAGCATACTTCTTACAAGAAACAGATACAGGTAAATTTCAAATTTATTTTGGTGATGATGTAATAGGTAAAAGATTAGCAGATGGTAACATAGTAATTATAGAATATATTGTTGGAAACAAAACTGAGGCTAACGGTGCTTCATCTTTTGTTGCTTCAAGTTCAGTAGGTGGATTTTCAGATGTAACAGTTGTAACTAAAACAAATGCTCAAGGCGGATCAGAAGCTGAAGGTAAAGAATCAATTAGATTTAATGCACCTCTACAATACACATCACAAGATAGAGCAGTTACTACAACCGATTATGAAACTTTAGTAAGATCAATTTATCCTAATGCAACTTCTATAAGTGCTTGGGGTGGTGAAGATGATGAAACACCTATTTACGGTGTTGTTAAAATTGCAGTCAAAGGTCAGTCAGGTGTACCTTTAACTAATGCCACAAAATTAGATATAGTAACAAAATTAAAATCTTACAATGTTGCTTCAGTAAGACCTGAAATAATTGACCCAATAATAACTTCAGTTGTATTAGTAATTAATGCTAAGTTTGATAAAAACTCTACTGCTAAAACAGCAGACACTTTGAAGTCAGAAATTGTACAAGCAATAACAAATTACAATACAAATACTTTAACAGCATTTGACGGTGTGTTTAGATATTCTAAAGTTATGGGTATAGTTGATGATGTAGATAATTCTATTTTATCTAATATTACAACTGTTAAAATTAGAAAAAGTTTTACACCAACTTTAAGTTCATCTACAAAATATGATGTTTACTTTAGAAATGCAATTTACAATCCTCATTCAGGACACGAAGCAGTTTTATCATCTACTGGTTTTAAAATATCAGGTAATACTAATGAAATGTTTTTAGATGATGACGGTATGGGAAATGTTAGAGTTTATTATCTTGTAAGTGGTATTAAAACAGTACAAAATGCTACACAAGGTACAATTGATTATGCAACAGGACAAATTACTATTAATTCTTTAGACATTGCTTCTATTTCTAATATTAGAGGTTCTGTTTCTACTGTAATTGAGGTAACTGCTTCTCCATTATCAAATGATGTTGTTCCTGTAAGAGATCAAATTTTAGAAATAGATGTTTCAAATTCAATCGTAAATGTTTCTGAAGATACCTTTATAGGTGGTTCTTCCGAGGCAGGAGTAGGGTACACAACTAGTTCAAGTTACTAATGTCCTATGGCAAAATTTAATGATAAAATTTCAACACTCATTAATAGTCAATTACCTGATTTTGTAGTTGATGACCACCCTCAATTCGCCCAATTTTTAAAAACTTATTATCAATTTATGGAATCTGCTATGTTGCAGGTTACAAGTATTGAAAATACAGATGGTATAACTTTAGAAAATGAAACTAGTCTATCAGATAATTTATTATTAGACGGTTCAAAAATAACTTCAGAAAAAACACAACTAGATACTGGCGATAAAATAATTTATGAAGATTCTTCATTTGGTAAATTTACAGTAGGCGAAACTATTACAGGTCTTACATCAAATGCAACTGCTAAAGTTATTGCTGAAGATTTAACAAATGGTAAACTTTATATATCAGCACAAGACAAATTTACTAGAAATGAAATAGTAACAGGTAATACTTCAGACGCTCAAGCAGTAATTAATAATTATCGTCCTAATCCTGTAACAACTGTTCAAAATTTAACAAACTTTAGAGATCCCGACAAAGTTATATCAAACTTCTTAACAAAATTTAGAGATGAGTTTTTAAAAACAATACCTGAAACTTTAGCACTAGGATTAGACAAAAGAAATCTAATTAAAAATATTAAATCAATGTACCGACTAAAAGGTACACAAGCAGGACACGAATTATTTTTTAGAATATTATTTAATCAAATATCAGAAACATTTTATCCTAGAACACAAATGTTGCGTGTATCAGACGGACAATGGAATACACAAAAAGTTTTAAGATCAATTGTAGTAATTGGTGATACAACAGATTTAGTTGGTAGAACAATAAAAGGTTCAAGTACAGGAGCAACTGCTGTTGTAGAATCAGTTAAGAAATTTGTTATCGGAAATAAAGAAGTTTCTGAATTTGTACTTAATATAAACTCTATGACTGGAACATTTATAATTAACGAAGTAATTACTGGAACTGCTAGTGATACAGATGACTTTTTTATAAAAGCAACTATTACAGGTATACCGGGATTAAAAACAATTACTAATGATGGTAACTTATACTCTACTGGTGACTTCTTAACTGTATCAGGTGGTGGTGTAGGTGCTAATATTGCTATTAGTGCTATAGGTTCAGGACCTGTATCAGAAATTGTTATTGACAATCCAGGAACAGGTTATTCAGTAGGAGATAAATTAGTTTTTGATAATACAGGAACAGAAGGTGTTAATGCAGAAGGATTTGTTTCTGTTGTTAATGGTGGTATCTCTGGTGAATCAGGAACAGGTGCTGAACACATTTTAATGGAAGATGAAACTGGTAGAGGAGATCAATACTCTGGAAGTAAAATTGTAATAGAAGGTGCTACTAACTCCGACTTAAATGATATAACAGATATATTTTTAATTAATAGTGGAAGTGGTTATAATTTACCACCTAAAGTAACTATAACCTCATCAGGTTCTAATGCAAATGTTTTAGCAAACGGTACTGATATAGGAAGAGTTATAGGATTAAAAACAAATGAATTAGGAGAAGGTTATCAAAATAGTCCAACTCCAACAATTAAATTTAGAAACTGTTTATTATTAACTAACAAGTCAGGTAACTTTAATGCTAATGATACTATTACAGGTTCTACTTCAGGTGCAACTGGTACACTTGCAAGTTATGACGCAGATAGAAGTTTATTAAAAGTAAAAGATTTAAATACTAATTTTATTCTAAACGAAACAATAACATCATCAAGTAGTGGATCAGCAACAGCAATAAGATTAGATGTTGCTAGTGCTATAGTAGATGTAGTTTCTGTTGCAGATACAGATGGTAAATTTTTAAATGAAGATGGTTATGTATCTGAACAAACTATGAAAGTACAAGACAGTAAATACTACCAAGATTTTTCTTATGTACTAAAAGTTGGTCAATCAATTAATGATTGGAGAGACTCATTTAAAAAGACAATGCACACATCAGGTTTTTATTTTACAGGTCAAGTTGATTTGGTTAGTAGATTAAATTTAAAAGTTAGAGCTCCAGTTACTGGTATTATATCAGGTGCTATAGATACTCCATTATTCAATATATTAAATGTATTGTTTACAACTGTCTTTGGTAGAAGATTAGGAACAGTAGATGATGGCACAAGTTTAAGGTCAGATAATATGACTGAAGGATTAATGGATGCTGGTGATGATTATAGAGAACCATTTACTGCAAATACAAGAGATATAACTTTAACTAGACCATCTATTGAAATTAGTATGACTAGTAGAAAAAGAGCTACAATAGATGGTGTAGAAGTTAAACAAGGGTACGCATATGCAGGACCTAAATTTGGTACACTAAACAAATTCGCAAATACAATATTTGGTATAAATTCAAGTGCAAGTAAAATAACATTTAAGCAATTAAGTGAAATAAAGATAACAGGTACAAGAACATCACTAGATGGAAGAGGTGCTATATTTTTAGCAACTTCAAATAAAGATGGTCAGTTATTAAAGACAAATTTTGCAATGCCTACGCAATTTGCGGCTTCTCAGGATTCCTTTGATAATACTGTTACAAACTTTGCTCAAACCATATTAACTTTTGATGATACAACCCCATAAGAAGTTTATAAATAGTATAAACAAGTAGGATATAACTAAATGACAAAACAGACTATTAACCGAGGATCAGCTGCTAATGATGGAACAGGTGATAATTTAAGAGCAGGTGCAGCCAAAGTAAATACAAATTTTGACGAATTATATGGTGTTTTAGGCGATGGTACAACTCTACTTTCTGGTAATTATATAACAGACGCTTCTACTTCAGTTTTAACAAATAAAACAATTAATGGTGATAGTAATACATTTACAAATATTCCAAGTAGTGCATTAGCAAGTTTACCAAATACAAAATTAGATAATTCAACAATTACTGTTACAGGCGATACCGGTTCTCACGCAGTAGATTTAGGCGATACTTTAACAGTTGAAGGTAGTAATGGAATTGCAACTACTATAACAGCAGACAAAATTTCTATTGCTATTGACGGTACTGTTTTAACAGAAACATCTACTGACACACTAGAGAATAAAACAATTTCAGGTTCTTCTAATACACTAACAGGTATTGCTAATACTTCTTTATTAAATTCTACTGTATCTTTTGGTGGTATATCACTTGCCTTAGGTGCTACAGACGCTACTCCTGCTTTTGATTTAGCAGACGCAACAAATTATCCTACAAGTTCATTATCAGGAACAATTACAAATGCTCAATTAACAGGTTCTATTACAAATGACAAACTTGTAAACAATACAATCACAATAGGTGATGATACTTCAACTAACTTTAATGTTGGTCTAGGTGAAAGTTTTGAAATTATTGGTGGTGCAGGACTTTCTACTGCTATTGATAACAATAGAATAACTTTAACTGTAGGAAATATTCCTAATGCTTCTTTAGACAATAATAGAATTACAATTGGTAATAGTATTGTTAATTTAGGTGCAACATTAAGTACAGCATCAAACTTTAGTCTAACTGGTACATCATCAATATCAGGAACAGGTACAGCAGATTTAACTGGTGCAGGTTCTAAAATGAGATTTGATTTTGCAGGTTATGGCTCTTTACCGTCAGCTGCAACTTATATAGGAATGTATGCTTATGATAGTACAGGTAACAGACCTTACTATTCTACTGGAAGTGGTTGGGTTAGAATATTAGATGAAAACTCTTCCGTTTCTACACACACAGATGTTAATATGTCTGGTGTTGCAGATGGTCACGTTTTGGCTTGGAGTTCAGCACAAGGAAGATTTAATGTCGGTACTCCTGCAGGTGGTTCACTTGCAATTAACGATTTAACAGATGTAGCAGTATCTTCTCCTCAAAACGGACATACTTTAGTTTACACTGGTTCAGGTTGGGTTATAGGACAAACTCCAGTATCTCAATTTGTAGTAACTGCTAACGGTTCAAGTGCATATAGATTTGATGGTGCAGGATTTCCAGCAGGTACAAGTGGAGACAATCCAGATTTACATATAAAGAAAGGTCAAACTTATTACTTTAGAAATACAAGTAGTGGTCACCCTTTTGAAATTAGATCAACTGCTGGTGGAAGTGCATATAGCACAGGCGTTACTAATAACAATGCTTCAGGATCTACTGGTGTTGTTGAGTTTCACGTGCCTATGGATGCCCCAGCAACATTGTATTATCAATGTTCATCACACGCAGCTATGTTAGGAACAATTAACATAACTTAATGAAAAGTAGTATAAATATAAGAAAGAATAAGGAATTATGCCAGCGATTATAACAAATAAATTTAGACTAAACAATGCTGAACAGTTTTCAGAATCATTTTCTGAAACTGCAAATCAAGTGTATTACTTAGGTATAGGAAGACCACAACCTTTTGGTACTTTAACAAGAGCTGATGGTAGAACAGATTACGAAGGTACGGACGCTGCTCCTAATACACCAGGCGATACTGTCGCTAGAGAATTTTATACATTTGACGATTTAATTGCTGCTAAAAGAATACAATCGTCAGATATATCTTTTGTAATACCAAGAAGAAATTGGACAGCAGGTATAATATACGATACTTATTCACACGACATTGGAGAATATACAACAGGTTCAACAAGTGTAAGAAAAACATCAACAAGTGGTGCAACTACTTTATTTGATTCTACTTTTTATGTATTAACTGCTGCTAGAAATGTTTACAAATGTTTAGATAACAACGGTGGTGCTACTGCAACAGATGAACCAACTGGTGTTTCAACTTCAGTAATTACAACTACTGATTCATATAAGTGGAAATTTATGTACACACTTTCTGCTGCTCAACAATCAAATTTTTTATCAATAGACTTTATGGCAGTTTCACCAAACTCTGGTGCAAGTTCAGATCAATCAAATGTTATTTCTGCTGCCGTTAACGGTTCAATAGACATAGTAAAAATTAAAACTGGTGGTTCAGGTGGAACTAACGGAACATTTGCTGGTATTCCTATTAGAGGAGACGGTTCTGGTGGAGTTGCTACAGTAGTAGTAGCCGGTGGTACTATAACTTCAGTAGCAATAACTACACAAGGTACAGGTTATACTTTTGCAACAATCAGTAATGCACAAATAGTTGCTGCTGGTGCAACTAGTTTAGCAGGTTCTGAATTAGATGTTATTATTCCTCCTAAAGGTGGTCACGGTGCAAACGCACAAGAAGAATTAGGTGCTTTCTTTGTAATGATGAATACAAGTTTAGAAGGAACTGAAAGTGCAAACTCAGGTGACTTTTCTGCTGTAAATGATTTTAGAAAAATTGCATTATTAAGAGACCCAACAAAATCTGCTTCTGCTGTAACTGCTAATACTGCTAGATTAACAAAGGCAATTAAAATTGCTACTTCTCCAACTCCAGGAACATTTACTGCTGATGAAGAAATTAATCAGGCAAGTACAGGTGCAACTGGTAAAGTTGTAGAGTGGGACGCAACAAACAAAATTTTATATTACATACAAACAAGACACAACGATGCCGGCGTAGATGGTAATGGTAATCAAACTGCGTTTTCAGGCGTTAATGTTATTACAGGTCAAGGTGGCGGATCACCGACAGGTACACCTGATATATCTGTTTCAACAACAGTTAATAATGTTTCGTTTACTTCAGGATATTCAGTTCCTGAAATAGATCACGATTCTGGAGATGTACTTTATATTGAGAATAGAACACCGATACAAAGAGCAACAGATCAAACGGAAAATATTAAACTAGTTATAGAATTTTAGGAGATCATTAAATGTCTAGTCCAACTGACTTTAACCTCTCGCCGTACTATGATGATTTTGCTGATAGCAAGAAATTTCATAGAATATTGTTTAGACCAGCATTTGCTGTTCAGGCTAGAGAGTTAACGCAATCACAAACAATCTTACAAGGCCAAATTGAGAAATTGGGAGACCACTTCTTTGAAAAAGGATCAATGGTTATTCCTGGTGAGATCGGTTATGATTTAAATTATTCTGCTGTTAAACTTACAAGTATTGATAGTACAAATACTTTATCACACTTTACAAACGGTACTGTATTAACAGGATCAACTTCAGGTATAACTGCAACTGTTGTAAATCAAAGTGCCACAGACGGAACAGACCCAGATACTTTATTTGTAAAATATAGTAAATCAGGTGGAACAAATAAAAACATATTTTCATTTTCAGACGGAGAAACAATTACAGGAATAAATAGTGATTCAACTGCCGTAACAGCAATAATTAATACAACTGCTACAGGTTCTGCTGCTCAAGTACAGGCAGGATCATATTACATTAATGGATTTTTAGTAACTGTTTTAGAACAAACAATTATACTTGACAAATATTCAAACACACCTAGTTATAGAGTAGGATTATTAGTTACTGAATCTTTAGTAACTCCTACACAAGATAATACTTTAAACGATAATGCTCAAGGTGTTTCTAATACAAATGCTCCAGGTGCTCATAGATTTAAAATAGATTTAACTTTAACTAAAAAAGCTATTGGTGCAACAGATGACGCAAACTTTGTAGAATTATTAAGATTAAATCAAGGTGTATTACAAAATCAAGTTAGAACAACTGAATACGCTGTATTAGAAGATACTTTTGCTCGTAGAACATTTGATGAATCAGGTGACTATTCAGTAAGAGGTTATGATATAGATTTAAGAGAACATCTAATATCAGCAAATAATAGAGGAATCTTTACTGCTGCTAATGGTGGATTAGAAAGTAAAATTGCTGCTGGTCTTGCACCGGGTAAGGCATATGTACGAGGTTATGAAATAGAAACTATCGGTACTAATTATGTTGATGTAGATAAGGCAAGAGAATTTTCTACACAAAATGCTTTCTCTACAAGATTTGATGTAGGTAACTTTGTAAATGTAACTAATGTTTACAATACACCAGATATAGGTTTCGTATCAGGCGAAACAGAATCATTTAAAAATTTAAACTTATATAGTGAACCAACAAGTGTTCGTGGTACAGGTAATACTGGATCAGGTGCAAGTGTCTATTCAATAGGTCGTGCTAAATCAAAAGGTTTTGAATATAAATCTGGTACTGCAGCTGCAAATATTTATTCTAGTGCTTCATTAACTAGTTCAGTTTTCAAACAGTATCTATTTGATATTAGTATGTTTACTCATTTAAACACAACTACAAATATTGCATTTACTAAAGGTGAAAAAATTACAGGAAATACTTCTAAAGCAACTGCAACAGTAGAAGATTTATCTACTCAAACGGCTGCTACTGTTTCAGCAATCACAGTTGCAAGTCCAGGTGTTGCAAGTTCAACTGCTCACGGACTTAAAGAAGGTCAACAAATTAAATTTAGTGCTATATCGGCACAAGATCAAACAGTTGTAATAACAACAGATGACATATTTGTTGTTAGAAATCCTAATGCTGATGATTTTGAATTATATAGAGCAGATGGTATAACTCCTACAAATATAAATCAATATACATCTTCAGCACTTGCTTTACACGGAGTTGTAGTAACTTCAAGTGTAAATGGAGAATTTATTCCAGGAGAAACAATTACAGGTAGTATTTCAACTAACACTGCTACTATTCAATCAAATTCCGTAGGATTTAAAGGTGTAAGAAGTTGGGACTTCTCATCCGTTAAACAAGTTTATGGACCAGGAACAGCAACTTATACTGCTGACACATCTTTAGATACAAATGGAGAAAACGCTAGACTTTCAGGTTCTTTAGATATCACAAGTGGTTCAGCAAGTGTTACAGGTAATAATACTAACTTTACAGTAGAATTAAATGTAGGTGATTCAATTTCATTTACAAATGATAGTGCTACTATTGAAACAAAAATAGTAGAGGCAATTATTTCAGATACAAGTTTAACTCTTGGTTCTGTTGTTGCCGCTCAATCTACTAAAACCGTTGCAACAAGAAGAAGATCAAAATTACAAGATTCAAATAAAAATATTTCTATATTTAAATTACCATACGATAATATTAAGACATTAAAAACTGCTAATAATTCAAATATCACAGATACAAGTTTTGCTATAAGAAGACAGTTTATTGTAACACTATCAGGTGGTTCAGGTCAGATTACTGCTGGAACAAATGAAACATTCCCTGCAAGTGCTAATGACGCTGATTATATGATTTCAATAGATGATATTGGTAGTGCAAGTTCAGGTGCTACAGGAGATATATTAACTGTAATAGGAAACAACCACGAAAGTACGGCTATATTTACTCAACCATCAGGACAAGGAACAAGTGTATTTGATTTTGGTGCTAACTATGCAAATGCAAAAATTAAAATAATTGCAACAGTAAATAGATCAATTGCTGGTTCTAAATCAAAAACTTTAGTTTCAGGTGCTACAAAAGATGTTACTTCACTTGTAAACGCAATAAAACAAGGTGGTATTAATTTAGGTCAGGCAGATATTTTCAAATTAATTTCAGTTAAAATGGCAACAAATTTTGGTACTTATAGTGCCACAGGTGAATCTGATATTACAGAAAGATACGAATTAGATAACGGTCAAAGAGATAACTACTATGACCTAGGAAGAATTAAATTAAAAACAAATCAATTAGAACCAACAGGTTCATTGAGAATTATATTTGATTATTTAGCTCACGGTTCAGGAGATTACTTTGATGTAGACTCTTATTCAGGAGTTGTTGACTATGCAAGTGTACCAAGTTATACTTCAGATACAACAGGTCAAACTTATGAGTTAAGAGATAGTTTAGATTTTAGACCTAGAGTTGCAGATAACTCAACTATAAACGCTGGTGAGTTTGATAGAAATTTTGATACAGGAAATAATGCTTCAGTAGTAGATGTTATTAAATTTGGAACAGATATAACTTCTGATTTTGAATATTACTTACCTAGAATAGACAAAGTATTTTTAGACAAAGAAGGTGCCTTTAAAATATTAAAGGGTGCAAGTTCTTTAGACCCACAAGTACCGAAATCTTTAGATGGCGCTATGCACCTATACACTTTAGAAATTCCTGCTTATACATTATCAACTGAAGATATAACAATCAAAAAAGTTGATAACAAAAGATACACAATGAGAGATATTGGTAACCTAGAAAATAGACTTGAAAATGTAGAATACTATACTCAATTGTCTTTACTAGAATCAAATGCTCAAAGTTTACAAATACAAGACGCACAAGGATTTGACAGATTTAAAAATGGATTTGTTGTAGATAACTTTACAGGACACAATATAGGTGATGTAAAAAATAGAGATTACAAAGCCGCTATGGATATGGCAAAAGGTGAATTAAGACCTACTTTCAATGAGGATGCCGTTAAGTTAATTGAAAGTGATGAAGACGGTACTGCTATATTGCCTGCAGATAGAACATCAGCAAATTATCAAAAGACTGGTGATTGTATTACTTTACCATACACAGAATCAACTTTAATAGATCAACCTTTCGCAAGTAAGACTGTCAATGTAAATCCATTTGATGTATTTAATTGGGCAGGTTCAGTTGCATTAACTCCACCATCAGACGAGTGGAAAGAAACTAACAGAGCACCTGAATTAGTAATTAATAATATAGGTGCGTTTGATAGTATGGTTTCAGGTTTGCCTGCTGACCAACAAAATCAAGGTATAGAAATAGGTAGTGTTTGGAACGAATGGCAAGACTTTTGGACAGGTTCGCCTGCTGATGTTTCACAAAGAGATGTAGGTGGTGCTAGACGAAGTGGTAGACGAGTATTTACAAATACAGAAATAACTACTCAACAATCAGTTAACCAAACAAGAACAGGTGTTAGACAAAGACTAGTACCTCAAACTGTAAGAAATTCAATTGGAGATAGAATTGTTAATGTTGCATTTGTTCCATTCGTAAGAAGTAGAACAATTAATTTTGTTGCAACTAGAATGAAACCAAATACTAGAGTTTATGCTTTCTTTGACGAGATAGCTATTGCTTCATATGTAACTCCATTATCTGGTGCAAATTTAGATACAGACGCAAATGGTTCAGTATCAGGTACATTTGTAATACCTGATCCTGCTGTTGATACAAATCCTAGATGGAGAACAGGTACAAGAGTATTCAGATTAACAAGTTCTCAAAACGATACAAGAAATGATGTTGAAACTTCAGCAGAATCAGATTATGTTGCTAGAGGTATTTTAGAAACTGTACAGAATACAATTATTTCTACAAGAGAACCACAACTTGAAAGAAATTCCACTACATCTAATAGAACAATTAATAGAGTGTCAACAAGACAATCTAGTAGAACAATTGGTTGGGTTGATCCTTTAGCACAAACATTTATGATTGATGACGCTGGTGGTGTGTTCTTAACTTCTACTGATATTTTCTTTGGTACAAAAGACGCCAACATTCCAATAACTATGCAAATAAGAGAAGTTGTAAATGGTTATCCTGGATCAACAATATTACCTTTTTCAGAAAAAACTATAAATCCAAATTTAGTAAATGTAAGTACAGACGCTTCAGTAGCAACATCATTTACTTTTGACAGTCCTGTTTACTTACAAGAAAATACAGAATACTGTTTTGTATTATTAGCAAACTCAAACAACTATACTGCTTATGTCGGAAGACTAGGAGAAAAAGTATTGGGTTCTGATAGAACAATATCACAACAACCTTACGCAGGTGTTATGTTTAAATCTCAAAATGGTTCAACTTGGACTGCTGAACAAAATGAAGATGTTAAATTCAAAATGAAACGTGCTGAGTTTAGTAATGTAACTGGAACAGCAACTTTAACTAACGAGGCATTATCTGTAAAAACTTTAAAGAATAATCCGCTAAGAACATTGCCTGATAGTACGGCAGTTATTAGAGTTTCGCATCCTAATCACGGTATGCACGGAACAAATAATAATGTAACTATTTTAGGAGTTCCTAGTAGTGCCGCTTTAAATGGTTTAACTTCAGATCAAATTAATGGAACATATACTCAAATTTCAAATGTAACTTTAAATAGTTATGACATTAATCCAACTCACAATTCCAATTTCACAGGATCAATTGTAAATCCAAATACTGCTGGAGATATTGGTGGTATTGCTGTAACAGCAACACAAAACAGATTATATGATGTAATGAATTTAAGTTTACAAACTATGACTGTTCCTGGAACAAATATTGCTTATTCTATGAGACCTACAACAGGTAGATCAATAAATGGTAGTGAATCAGAATTTTCTCTAACATCTGCTGCTAGTTCTATAAATGTTATCGCAAATGATAATATTTACTTTACAGCACCTAGAATGGTTGCGAGTTCAATAAATGAAACAAATGAGATGTCAGGTAGTAAATCTTTATTTGTAAATTGTTCTATGACAACTTCAAACACAAAAGTTTCTCCTGTACTTGATTTACAAAGATGTAGTGCATTTACAATTCAAAATAGATTAAACAATCCTAGTGTAAGTGATGTAGATTATATTTCAGATACAACTAATATAGGAACATCAACTGCTGCTGTTTACTTAACTAGACCAGTTATATTAGAAAACAACACAACTGCTTTAGATATAAGATTAACTTCAAATATAAGAGCAACTTCAAGTGTAGAAGTTTATTTTAGAACAACATCTTCCGAAGAGGCAAGAAGCATAGACGATTTAAGTTGGATTCCATTCAACACAACAGGTAAAGAAGACTTATCTATTACACCTGCTGAAGATAATACAACATTTAGAGAATACAAATACTCTGCTAGTGGATTAAATGAATTTACTGCTTTTCAAATTAAAATAGTTATGAAAGGTACTAATTCATCATACCCACCTGTTATAAGAGATATGAGAGGAATTGCATTGGCAGTATAATGAGTAAAGAATATTTAAAAGTTGAAGGATTTGAAAGTCTAGTACGAGATACTAACTCAAATGCTATTATACAAACTAATAAAACTGAATATCAACTTTATATGAAAAGAGTTCAGGCAAGAGAAAGTCAAGGAGATCAAATTAGAAGTGCAGTAAAAGATATAAATAATCTGAAGACAGAATTAAGAGAAATTAAAGAGTTAATACAAAACTTAGGTAAAAACTAATGGCATTTAAAACAATAGCAGAAACAGATACACTAGAATTATTTAGAACAACATTTAATGCTTTATCACAACAAGATTTTGGTGATATTGCAAATTTAAATGCTTCTATTAGTGCAACAAATTTAGTTGACGCTATGAACGAAACTATTAGTATTGCAACATCAAGTTCTGGTTTTACAATTGCTGACGATACTTCAACTGCTCAACTTGTTGGTGGTGGAGATACCTTAACTGTACTAGGTACTGCTAATCAAATACAATCTGTTGTATCAGTACCAGATACTATTACATTTTCTTTTCCAAATAATGTACAAATACCAAATGCGTTTACTGTATTAGGTTCTGTTAGTACATTGGGAACAATACAAATTAGTGGAAATCAAATTAGTTCAACTAATTCTGCGACAGTTGAAATTTCAGATGGATTAAAAGCAGGGGTTACAACAATTAATCCTACTGGTTCTAATAACATTGAATCATCAAATGGTTTTACAGTATTCGGTTCTTCAATCTTTATGGGATTAGATAAAAATTTATTTTTTGAAGGTACAACATCAAACGCTTTTGATACAAAATTAACTGCAATAGACCCAACTGCTGTTAGAGCAATTAGTCTTCCTGACGCCGACGGAACAGTTGCCTTAACTAATACAACTGCTTACGCAACAGGTTCAATATTTGCGTCAACATCTACACTAATCATTTACGATTCTACAGGATCAGAGGTTAAAAGAATAATAGGATCGGCTACCTAAAATGGAGATATATAATGGCTGTCAGAAAACCTCTATATTTAGATTCAGGTAACATAAAAGAAATGACCACAGCGATGGTCACAGAAATTGTTAACCAAAGTGTTTATCAATACTCATTAAATCCTAGCGTAGTTTTATCAGTAGTCGGTTCAGGTGGAACATTATCTGCTTTGACTGATACAAGATTACAGGCTGGTGCAATTTCAAATAGTTCTTCATCATTTCCAGATGAAGCGACAACGGAAGAACCTCAAACAGTTACGGTATCTTATGATAAAATTTCAAGCACAAACACGAGTGTTACTGCAACAACAGATACGGGAATAACTTTTCCTGTTTTTTCAAACTCTGGTAATATTCAAGCAATGGATTTACAAGATGTTAAAGATACTTTTTTACATCCTGCAATAGATTTATTAAGTGCAGGTACGCAGAATGCTTTACAAGGTGGTACTTACACAATACATAGTAACTCAT